GATGAAAGTTGGATTCGATTGATGCTGTTTCTGGAAGTTTTGTTTTCATTGCACATTAATGGTAACCGTATTTGTATGTGGTGTGGTGGTAATCCATCTGGTTGCCCCATTACTACTTTGCTAAATTGCATAGTTCACAGTCTTATGGCGCGGTATGTGTTTTTGCGTCTTGCGGAAAGATATGCACCAGCTCTGGCGACGTGTGTGGCATATTCTAAACATGTTGGCCATGTGAATTATGGTGATGATGATGTGTATAATGTCTCTGATTCTGTGTGTGATTGGTTTAATCAAGTTAGTGTGACTGAGGAATTTTCAAAATTTGGAATGAAATATACAGATGAATCTAAGGAGGATACTATTCTCCCGTATAAAAGTTTGGATGAGATTAATTTTTTGAAACGAAGTTTTAGATTTGATCCCGAGATTGGTCGTTTTGTTGCTCCTCTCGCCATGGATACTATTTTGGAGTCTCCCATGTGGGTTCATGGAACAGTTGATGTTTATGAGCTTGCTGCAGTTAATCTTCAGGATCAGGCTTTGGAGTTAGCAATACATGGTGAGGAGATTTTTGATGAGTATTTACCAGTATTTTTGAATGCTGCTCGGGTGCTATCAGAACGTGTTGAGTGTCGTATTTCTACTTATTATGAGTATCAAGCTATGCTCCTCGGGCGTCAGCTCGGTATGAGGTGGTTATGATATTATGCGTGTTTTCCCAGGACTGATGTCTGTAATCTTCAGACTTGCACGCTGGAACTAATCTGGAAACCCCAAAATCAGAGTAAGTTAATTGAGCAAAACTTATTCGATAATCAGGTGCTCACACATCTACGTATTCGTATGGAACCTGAACAAAATAAAGAAAATTTACATGAAATTAAATCGGAGGTTGTCACTTTCTTTGAAGATGGTGAAGTGGCAACTGTCCCAAGTGGGAATGTTCGTCCTGAACCTTTCTACTTAAAACCAGCCGAAGATACACTTGAGAATAGTGTTATTGGCTTTTTGTCTCGACCTATTGAGCAACAGAATCTTTTGTGGAACCTTGCTGATGTTAAGGGGACACAGGTTGGCAATAATTTGGATTTGCCAGCAGCTTGGATGCAGAATTCCATGATTAGTGAGAAACTGGCAGGAATTCGTTTTATAAGGTGTAAATTTCGT